ATGATTTCAAATTATTGATGGCCGTATCTGTGCAACTCGTTGTCGAATATAACGTTCCACCGTCTTGTTCTACTCTATATTGATACTCCCCGAAAGGATATGTTTTACTGTATGTGTTTGAGGAAGATCCTACCCCTAATCCTATTGCTATTTTCATGTCGTTTGATATGTTATTGAAAAGTGTATAATACTACCAGTTTGAAGTTCACTACCAACCGAACCTGATGCTTCGTCAGTAATTGTTAATGTCCCATTTGAACCACTAACAAAAATTCTACCGAAGAAATATTCTTGGCCACTAACGGAATTTATTATACGAACAACACAATGCGGAGGATTTGATAAAGCCGGAGCATAAGGTAGTCCTGATATTTGCAAAATTCCCGATGGACTTGTAAGCGTCCCCATTGTTATTTGTGCCGAAACCGTAGCGATATTGCCGTTTTTTACTGCCTTTGTCGTTGTGCCTCCCGAATTTATCGGACCAACATTGACCGTTGGCATCCACCCGTCATTGTTTACCGAGTTGAATCTTATACGCATAGCATAACCACTCGCATCTGTTGTTATCTCAGGTGTATCGCTGGTAAACTGAACCGTATTGCTTCCAGCTGTTGCCGTTGCATTGCTAATCGCAAACCCTGAATCGGCACGGTAAAAAAGTGATGTAGAACGAACCAAAGACCCATCCCACCGCAAGTATCTATTACCTGTCAAAGCACCAACATCGGGCAAATTCTCAAAGTCCACCGCACCAATCTCATCGGTTAGCTTCTTGATCAAGTCGAGTTGGTTGATAGCGACAAAGTCGCCCTCTTGTATCTCAAACTCTGTCGTTGCGCTTGATACGCTTATTGTTGTATCACCGCTATTCACATCCGCAGTAACCGTAAACGATTGACTCTGCCCCGTTGCCGCGCTGATAACTGTTATCTCGTCACCGCTATTTACTATTGCGCTCTGTGCGTAATCCTCAATGTCAATTCCAGTTATTACCGTGCCTTGTGCAATTCCGCTCGATACGCCCGTAATTGAACCGCTTTGAAGCACTCCAGCTACTTGACCGGCTAATTCATCCACGTTCGATACGGTGCTACCCACGTTGAGCGTTCCGGGAATCCCCAATACGTCCTCGACCGAAGTGAACCCAGTCAAACTCGATGTCGATGGTACTTCCAACCATTCACCACTCCAACGGTCAAGATTCGCCACGAACTGACCGCCCATGAAAACGTACTTATCCGAATTGTAAGCGATGGAGTTATTTGCGTTTATCGTGCCTTGTATCGTAAAGTTTTGACGGCTTCGGGTAACGCTACGCAAATCCAATAACTCACGACTTCCGAGAACATTAAACTTGTACGTTCCTGATAACGCACCTTGATCCCATCCTGCTCCAGGAATAATCCAAGCCGAACCGTCATAGACATTGATTGCGCTTAACTCAATCGAACTGCGGAAAACCGTTCCAATTTGAATATCTCCATAGTCGTATGTTTCGATTGCAGTACTTGTCGAATCGGACACGGTAAATTCAATCTCGTTGCTCGGCTGCTCTGAACCACCGTTGAGTTGAATGGTACTGAATCCGGTCGTGTACCACATAAGTAAGTCACCGGAATAAGTCGGATCGTATTGGTTGTCTGATACGCTAATAAAATTCAATGCAGGTACTGAATAATCACTACTCTGGTTTGCGCTTGAATAAAGTTGTGGAGTAATTGGGAATGTAATGCGTATCTGTTGAACCACATAATCATCGTTCGTAAATACAGGCGTTTCAAATTCGACTATTTTTTCAACCGTCACGAATTGGCCGTCACTTATTGGTCCGGTAAGTTCCATCGATATTCCCCAATTAGCTGGACTCGTATTCCATGTCGCGGTGTTAACGTCCGCGAATAATATTTTATTAAGGTATATGGTATCGGTCGGACCTTGTAGCTTTATGAATAGGGAAAGGGCCACATAATTACCTTGCAAGTTCCATGTCGATCCAGTTCGATTGAATATCGTTAATTGTATAGGAATGCGAATCTTTAACGTTTTCGCATCATTTGATCCAATCGATAACGGAAGACTGTCCGGATTGAAGTCCGTTAATGCTTCGTAATTTACCTGTTGTTGCAGAATGTTATCATAGGTGTTATGCACACCCGTCTTTGTAACGCTCTTGAGCGCTTTTTGCCATGACCTCGAACCACCTGCCAACCGAATCACGTTGGTTTGGTCGATTGTTCGCGTGTTGTTCTCACTCGCAACCGTTCCCGAAGTACTTCCGTCCACCGTCAAATCCCACTCTCTGCGAAGCGTGTTGATATGACTTGAACTTTGTTCGACCAAAAACTGACCGTTGGTCAATATAATACGAGCATTCCATGCCTTCAAGATAATCTCTAAGACCTCGTAGCAACTTATCGGCTCGTAACCTATGTCCGCTTCCGTGTTCTCTTGTTTGAATAGGAATCGTCTTACCCCACTCGTGAACATCGGGCAATTGTTGAGCGATGCCATGTCGCTATGATACCAATCGACTGCATACTTTACGGGAGTGTCTGAACCGCTGAAAAACGTACTATACGCCCCAATCTCGCTCAAACATTCCGCAATTATCTCCGTGAACCGTCCTCTGTTAATCGGAATCCCGTCCGATACGTTTCCGCTCGGTTGGTATTGAATGTCTTTGAGTAAAGCCAATCCATCGACCGCAGTAATTTTGACCTGACTTGGCCATGTGTCTGGCTCTCGGATTAAACTGGTTTGTATCTGTCCGAACCAGTATAGGTCCGTGTCTTCGTAGATCCGCACAAAGAAACGCCCGTCATTTGCACCGCCTATGTCCTCAATTAGCGTTTGAAGTAGCGTATCGTTCTGACCGATAATCATAGTGAACGCTACCTTGCTACCTTTGATAATATCCAAATACCCATCGTTCGGACTCTCATAGTTTAGGGTATAACCGTCACCACGCACTTCGAATATTTGATCATCTATAAGCGTTTCAAGCGCTGATTCGGTGCAACTTTGTGTTGAATACATCGTACCACCATCGGCCTCTACTCTGGTCTTGTAATCTGAATAGGCATACTCCGCGCTTGGCACACCCGTGAAGTCCTCGTCCCAAATCTCAATCTTCCAATTTCGACCGAGTAAACTCTTAAACTCGCTATATGCCCGTACTCCTGCCATTATCTTACTAAGCTATTGTCTTGAATTGCTCTATCTTGAACCAATCTGATCACGTCACCATCCAATACGCCACGAACCTCAACCATCATTTTATTCGCTCCGCCTGACATCTTATCGAATAGTTTCGGGATTTTCTCAAACGGAATGATCGCCTCGCCTCGTGATCCGGGCTTCTCTCCAATCATTGCGAGTGTTGGACCAGTTACCGCACCCCCTTCGGCAAATTTCGGAATCGCAGCGAACGCGCTCAATACCCCACTTACTGCCGTTGCGATAAATGCCGGAGTTGAGAAGATTGCCGCTGGTCCGGTTGCCGTTCCCGATTGTGTTGCCCCTGCGATAGCGTTTGCAATCGAGTTGGATAGGAGCATTGAGATGAGTTTCATTATCGTTCCACCCAAATTTCCTACGAATCGCTCAAAAGCATTCTCGCTATTGACTAAATCGGCAAATATATTTTCACTCATGGACGCAAACGCCTGACTTACTGCCTGACCGACTTGCATTGCTACCTCACGGGTTTTACCCATTTGTTCCCGTAACGTTTCGAGTTTCTCATACACCATGTTCATCGGTGCAAGTGCTTCCTCATCGACTGGGACTAAATCTTCAGGATTGAGCGTTTCGAATGTGGGTAATGTAGGAGTTAAATCGAAATTCCATTGATCCATGTCAGTCGGTGGCATTGGAACTTCATCCTGCCATGAAGAATCGTAAACTACGGACTTAGTTTCGGTGGTCTGAATGTTTACTTTTACATTCGCTTCCTTTCCGTCTAATTCATTCACCTCATCGTTAATCATCCCCATCGCTATCATCCCTTTGTCGATGCCGTTTTTAATTGCATCTCCAAAAGTCCCAAACTCATGGGCATATTCTTTCGTTTCGGCTTTTAAGAAGTCCAAGCTATCCGCTAACATCTCGAACGGGTTGGGTAACTCATTCGCTCCGAATGTACGAGCCAACAAGTTATATCCTTCGATAATTGTGCCGAACGGATTATATTGAATTAAATACTGGAGCATTGAAACGAGTGCGTTTCTCCACCAATTAATGTCTTTAAATCGTTCCGTTACTGCTTCCCAGTTGTCATATAGGTATATAATCGCTGCGGCAAGTGCCCCAATTGCAGCTACTGCAATACCAATTGGGCCGGTTAGGAATGTAATAGCCGTCCCAAGTCCACCAAGCGCAATACTAAGCGAACCAACACCAATAAGTAGTGGTCCAATCGCTGCGGCTATCCCAGCCACCATAAGAATCATTTTTTGACCTTCTGGGGTTAGTTGTGTAAAATACTTTGTTAAGTCCTGAATCCGTTTGGTTAGCGTTTGGACAAATTCGGATAAATTAAGATTTTCCGATATGGATTTACCTAATTCACCAAGTGCCAAAGAAACATTATCTTTCAACGTGCTGAATAGACCGAAAATAGTCTTGCTCTGACGCTCCATACCGTTGGCGAACTTACCGCCCTCCATTGTCGCGTCCTGGAACGCTTTAACCAATACAGGGAATGTAACTTGTCCAGCACTTACAAGGTCTTTAATTTCGCTCTCTGCAACTCCCATCGAATCAGCCAACATCTGAATAATAGGCACTCCGTTGTTGATTAATTGGAGTAAATCCTGACCCATTAAACGACCTGCGGCCGCAACCTGACCGAATGCGACCGATATGTTTTGCAAATCTCCGCCCGATACTGCTGCGATGTCACCAATGTTTTGAAGACTGTTATACGCTTCATCTGCGGACAATCCAAAACCGAGTAGTGTGTTATTGGCCTTTACAAGTTCTTCGAGTTGAAACGGTGTAGATGCGCTGAATTGTTGAAGTCGCTCGAATGCGTTTGCTCCGGCTTCGGCCGATCCTGTTAATACTTCGAGTGACGTTTGTAACTTTTCGAATTTACCAGCCGTCAATACCGCAGCGGTACCAATCCCAATAATTGGTGTTGAAACTTTCAAAGATAAGTCACGCCCAATTTGGTTCGCCTTCTTCCCGAAGTCGTTCAGTTTGGTCGTTGCGGACTTTAACTTCTGCTCAAAGTCTTTAACGTTCGCCCCAATATCAACGTATATGCTACCTACTTTGTCCGCCATTTGCTCGTGCTATTTTAGCAATAATTCTTTTCTGTTCATCGCTTAACTCGATTCGCTCCGTTGGCTTGTCGAAGCTAAGCGGAATCAAATCGCGCCCTTTCTTCTTCTCCTTAACCACCGTGTTGTAAACCGATGCGATTATTTCTCTCGTATGCAACCACTCCCGTTCCTTTTCCTTTTCGAATCCGTTTATTCGGGTAGTTACATAAAAAAAGGAGGAATGCCAAAACCGACTTTCCTCCATTCCTATTCGTCCGCAACAATAGTCATACAAGTCGGCTATTGTTATGACTTCTTCTGCGCTTGTGCCTTCTTTTTTTTTGCTAATCCGCCTCCGTTCAGTTGGTTGATTGCCTCGACTATCGCCATGACAAGATCACCTCCCTCATCGCTTAATAGCGCATTGAGCATATCGCGCTCTGTGATGTCCAGTTCCTTCTCGTTGTAGATCGCTCCGGTACGCGCTGCCACAAATGCCAACTTGCTTACCGCCTCGACTGAACTGATAAGAACCTTTCCACCCTCACCGCTTATTCCTTGCAGTACCGAGTTCATTTTGATTTGGATTTGATTCACATCGTCAACCCCAATCAACTGACCGTACTCAAGAAGCGCAGCCATGTCCATTCGGAACACTTGCGCCTTACCGTTTACTTTAGCTTGGATTTTTTTCATTATGTTACGACTTCAAAGTCAAACGAACCAGTTAACTGCAAATTGAGTGTGTAACTTGCCATCTCGTTCTTAGGTCCAGTAACGTTCACCGAACTGATAAGTGCCGTACAAGATAGATACTGCTCACCAACTTGGCTGAACTGACCCCATTTGATAGCGATTTCAGTTCCATCGATAAGGTCTTGAAGTGCTGAATCGGTCGTTCCGTTCCCAGTTGAGTTGTCGTACAGTCCGTTCACGGTTAGCGTTCCAGTGCGTTCGCCACGAGTAAATTCCTTGTATGCGTTACTGTCCTTTGTCGTCTTGTCGATCATGTCAGCGGATAGGTCCGCACTTGCATCGGTTTGGAAGGTGTATGTATTACCTCCTGCTTCGACAAGGACTAAATCTCCTTTAATTGTTGCCATTTGTGTTTAATTTTATTCGGTTAAAAATAATTCGATAATCTTCTTGTATTGTTACTTTTACTGAAAATCAACCGATTTTGATAACGGTCAATGTCATTTCGTCTGGAGTAAAGGCAGCACTTGCCGATTCACAAGCGATTGATACGCTGATTCTATCCCCTGCCTCCGCACTTACCAATGCGCTACATCCTGCGTGAACGGGATCGCCACCTGAACCTATCTTAGCTTTCCATTTTCCGAATTGAACAACCGCATCGTTTAACTCGATATCACCCAAATAAATCGTATTGCTATCTCCTTCGAATGAAACGTCCCACAATACAATATAAACCCCATCAACACTTACGTCGATTTGATTACTTGCAGCGTTGGCCGATACACATCCATTATCGATACCGTCCGACTGGAATAGGGTCACCTTGTCGAATGTGTTGGGTGTTGCGTTAGTGGTTTGCGTTGTTACGCCTCCAGTTGTTCCAATGGTTCCATAATTTGCGAAGATTGAAACGACTGAATCACGCACGTCTTGTGGCGAGATAAGGCCCGTTGAATTATCGGGTAATAACGCCAATACGTCCGCTAAACTTCTTTGTGTATTTGCCATATTATCTTAATTAAATCCGTCTGAAAATCCGTTTGAAAATGCTCCAGGTGATTCGATCCCGTTCTGCTCGTATTCACACAACATCGATAAAACAACCTGATAATTCTTACCTGTTGGCGTTACGTCCTCCAACTCGCGACTGTCCTCTAAATAGAACAGTTTGTTTTTCAAATCATCATCCAACGCCAAGTTTCCTGCTCGTGTCGGGCGAAGTATCTCCATTACTTGCGTTGCGATGTCGTACATTCCCAATTTCGAACCGCTATCCTCCAACGTTGGGCTGATCACCTTTACATCGAAGCGAACCGTGCCACCGAAGTTCTGTTTGGTATAGTCCTCCTGATTACGTAGCGAACTGATATAAATGTAGTACCCCTCAACACCTTGTGGCATGGTTGAATAGACAGGAATCGTCTCGCCTCCAAGCGTTACGTTCCCATTCAATGCGGAATAAACTCCTTTTACTATGCCTA